GTATAAGTTGGGTACGCCTCGTGTTGACATGCGACCAGATGGGAGAAGATAATGCTAGTTAGTGGCATACCACAATATTTACAAAATTTAAAAAACGAAAAAGTTGATTTAACAACAACAAACGCTACAACTTTATACACTGTTCCAACAGAAGCTGATTTTAATGCTTCGGTTGTAAGTTCTTTACTTGTGTCTAATGATTCTGGTAGTGCAGATACTATTACAGTGACTCTAGTGACAACAGCACCCGCGACATTCAGTTTATTTAAAGTTACTGCCGTAGCAGCTAATACAACTGTAGAACTGTTGACAAAAGATTTAGTGTTAAATGAAGGTGAGGTATTAAAAGTTCAAGCAGCAACGGCAGATAGACTTCATGTTGTTGCAAGTATTCAAGAATTTGCAAAGACAAGAATAACAACAAGTGCTATAAGTGGAATCTAGGATTGAAGAAAAGAGAAATAATTGGTAGAATAGTAAATCATGGGAATATTTAAAAACATCACAAAAACATTGAAACAAGCAGCACCATTTATTGGTAGTGCTATTGGTATGTATCTTGGTGGCCCTGCAGGAGCGGCTCTTGGTTCAGGGATCGGAAGTCTTGCCGCGGGAAGAGATGCAGAAGAAGCGTTAAAAGCAGCAGCTTTAGCTGGAGGGACTGCATATCTTAGTGGATATGGCAAAGGATTTAAAAAAATGCCTAGTGATGCAACAGCAGATGCTAGATTTTTTGGTGGGTCAGAAGTAACAGATTCACCTACAGTTACTTCAATACAAAAAGCTCAAGCACCTTCTTCTTTTTTTGATAAAGCTGTTGATTTTGCCAAGTCTGGTCCAGGCATAGCGACACTTGGAGGACTTGGAACATTAGCTCTACTTGGTGGTGAAGAGGAGGACAAAGCAACTGGCTCTGATATGCCTGCTTATCCTGTAGGAAAAACAAGATTGGGTTACGGTAGGATAGGAGATAAATTTTATAATTTAGACGATGAAGAAGAAAGAAAACAATATTTTGAAGATAGAAGAAAAGAAAGAAAAGATAATGATGATGATGAAGTTGTTACTATGCGTTCTGGAGGTCTTCAATTGTTAGGAGAAAGAATTAATAGAGGTCTTCATGGTGAAATTAAAGATAGAGTAGATCAGATACAACCTTTCTTAGATCAAGTTGGCGATATGGCTCAACAAAAGTTTGGTGTTGATATAACAAAAAACCCTGTTGGAATGCCTAGTTTAGGTGGTCAATTAGGCTCTTTAGGGCCTGCTACTACAATAATGACAAATCAATTAGGTAATAGACTGCCTACTTTTACAGATGACATGGCAAACAGATTATTTGAAGCAGGTAAAAATCAAATGGGGAGTAATGCTTCCGCGCCAAGTGGTAGCTCAAGGTCAGATATAAAAGCAGCATATATGCCTATAGATCAAGGTGAAGGAATAGATCAGTTTGGAAAACCAATGGAAACAACAGATTCAAATATGACTACAGATCCTACAAAGGCATTAGAGCTATTTGGCAATGCTTTTAACAGAGGTGTGTCAACTGCTGCAAGTTCACCTTTTGGAGCTGGTCAATCAAGGTTAGGTGGTATAGGTGCAATAGGAAGTTTATTCATGAATAATGGAGGAGAGGTCAACGGACCAGGAACGGGTACAAGTGACTCCGTTCCAGCAAGATTATCCGATGGTGAGTTCGTATTAACTGCAAAAGCCGTAAGAGGTGCTGGAGGAGGAGATAGGGACTTGGGTGCAGCAAGAATGTATGATATGATGTCTTCATTAGAAAGGGTCGCATAATGGCAACACAAGACGTAAAACAAGAACAAACCATAAGACTTGCACCGTTTCAAGAACAATTTTTAGCCGATATATTTGCAAGTGCTAAAGCCTTAACAGGTGAAGGCTCACAAATGCCGTTTGCTAAACAAGAGTTAGCAGATTTATCACAAGGACAAAAACAAGCTATACTTAATGCTTTTAGTGGTGTTGGAGCTTTTCAACCTTTTTTACAACAAGGAAGTCAAGCTGTTCAACAAGGTATTATGGGAGCACAAGGTGCAGATTATACACCTACTTCCTATCAAGATTTTATGGATCCTTACATGGAAGATGTCATTGCAAGAACTCAACAAGACATTGCAGATAAAGGAAGACAACAACAAAATCAAGCACAAGCAAGTGCAGTAGGATCTGGTGCTTTTGGTGGATCTAGACAAGCCGTGTTACAGGGACAGATAGCAGCTGATACAATGGATCAACAAGCAAGAACTGGTGCACAATTAAGATCACAAGGTTTTGCACAAGCACAGTCAGCAGCACAACAAGCAGCAGCACAACAGTTAAGACAAGCACAGTTATCAGGACAGTTGGGTGTATCACAAGCTGGATTAGGTCAACTAGGACAACAAATGGGTGTACAAGACATTAATACATTGTTAGGTATTGGTGGTCTACAACAAGGACAAGCTCAAAAGCAACTTGATGTTGATAGAGCTAACTTACTTGCAGAACAAGCACTGCCTTATCAACAAATTGGTTTTATGTCTGATATCTTTAGAGGTGTTCCAGCATTACAACAAACTTATTCTACAACATCTACTCCTTCACCGAGTAGAACATCACAAATGCTTGGTTTAGGAATCGCGGGTCTTGGAGCAATAGGATCAGCAGGAGGATTCGGTAACTTCTTTAGTGGTTCACCAGTACCAAGATACAGCTGAAGGAGATAATAGTGAGCGTATACGACAGACCAATGTTTAAAAAAGGTGGTGGAGCTATTGGTATCATGGCTTCTGGCCCAGAGTTGATGAAGCGTTTTAGTAATGGTGGGTTTAATTTTATACCAACAGCAAGTGCTAGTCCTGTTTTGACTGGTGCAAAAAATGTAATACCACAGAATGTTATTACAGAAGATAAATTTAAATTACCCGTAAGTTTTGGAGCAGATACAACAGGATTTAGAGATACTGGTGCAAAAACATTTGAAACAGGTTCTATAACTGGGGGTGATTTACTAAGTAAGTTTGCTAAAAATGCAGAGGATGGAGAACCAGTAGATGATGCAGCTACTTTATACGAACAAGATATTGCAGAAGATAGTGAATTAAAAGGAGATAAGTCTGGGACATATGGTCAATCTAAAATAAAAAGTAGTGAAGAGATAAAGAATGAAAAAACTGATGCTGTAAACAGTACAAATCCAGCTAGTTTTTTAAAGAATTTTTATAAAACAGACCCAAAAGCATTAGGTCTTGAAAACGATCAAACAATTATGGCAGCCAAGCAAGCTGTTGTAAATGCTTCAAACAAGGTAGCAGAAGGTGTTGCTGATTTTAAAGATCAAGAATTTGTAGGTGGTAGCTATAATAAAAATCTTCAAGAACTTAACAACGCATTAAGAAAAGAAGGAAAAGAAATAACATTAGAAGATGTTTACGATGAAGGTATTAAGTTACTAGGATATGATCCAAGAGAACTAGATAAAAACTTTAATGCAGACAGAAGACAAGCTTTCTTTATGAATTTAATTAAGGCTGGATTATACACTGCTGCTGGTGGCAGTAAAGATGCCGTATCAAACGTAGCTCTTGGATTAGCAAAAGGACTTGAAGGATTTGGTGCAGACGTTGGTGCGTTGAGAGATGACCTAAGAGAAGATCGTAATAGAGCAACAACTGTTATGTATAACTTACTTAAATCTGAAAAGTCAGAACAATTAGCAAAAGAAGCTTTGGATTTAGACAAGAAATTTAAAATATTTAATATCTCTAAAATGCAAGTTGGTGAAGCAAGAGACGAAGAACTTAGAAAAATAAATGCTGATTTTGAAATGAAAAAGTTCAACTTAAATTTTTTAATTGAGGCTAAAAAAATAGAACAAAAAGGTGAACTACAAAGAGAACAAATTGAAGCAACACTTAAAAATACTTTATTATCAAACAAGTCTTTGGTTGCACCTTTTATGTTAGGTATGATTAAACCAGCAGAAGGATATACAAAAGAACAAATGGATTTCTTTAAACCAGAAACTTTTGTTTATACAGAAAAAGGTATACAAATGGTAAAAGATGGTCTTAAAAATCTTAGACCATTTAAATTAACTGATACACAAGAAAATATAAAAAAGAACGTAGGTAAAGACACTTCTGCTGGTGGTATGATAGTCTTCAAAGATCCTACCACTAATGACGGAACCTCTCAAGTAATGTGGGAGAAAAATGTTCAAAAAGATTTTATTAGTCAAGATCGTGGAGGAAAGAGTAAGGCAGAACTTCTTGTTAGTCATGCACAGCAATACGGTGGACAAATAGATATTGATATGATTTCAGATCAAAGTGTTAAAGATTTTTTTGAAAAAGGTTATGTTGGAGATTCTCCTCCTTCTGATTTTAATCCAAACGAAAAATTTACTAAAAGATTTCCAAATTTATTTGTCAGTAAAACACCAACAAAGATTGACTAATGTCTACAAAAATATACAAATACAATGGAAAAGACTACGAAGTTGATTCCACTCTTTCTGATCAAGAAATTGAAGAAAAAATAAAAAACTATCTTAAATCTACTGGTCAAACTGAATCTACTGGAGAAGTAGAAAACAGAGGCACTTACGAAAATCCAGAATATGAAGGCTTTCTTACAGAAATGGGTGAGGGTGTAATCTCTGGATTAATTGGTATCGGTCAAGGTATTGGAGAACTAGGAGAAATAGTTACTGATGCAGTGGGTCTTACTGATGCAGAGGATGAATATGTAAAAGATATGATGAACAATCTTAGAAATAACTTAGGTATAGATCCCGCAGGAATGACTGGTAAAATAACAGAAGGTATAGTTCAGTTTGGTGTTCCTGGAATTGGTGTAGCTTCTGGTATCTCAAGAGGATCCAAACTTCTTCAACCTTTTGTAAGAAAAGATGTTCAAAGAATAGCGGCAGCTCAACGTAAAGGAGCAAAACTAACAAAGAAACAAAAATTTAATTTAGCCGCTGCTCAAATAACGGCAGCTGGTGTTACAGATGCTATTGTTGCAACAGATGGAACTCAAACTGTTTCTGATTTTTTTGAGGACGGTCCTTTTCAAACAGACAGAAGAATAGGACTAACTGGGTTTGAAGAAACAAAAAGAAGATTAGCTAATAAATTAGCGATTGGTGCAGAGGGTGCAATAGCTACAACTGTTTTACCTTTTGCAGTGAAACAATTTGTTAACACAACTGCAAAAGTAACTGCCGCTAAATTACCAGGTGTAGACACAAGTATAGCAGAAGCAGTTTCTTATCTACCAAAAAAAGCTATTGAGAAAACTGGAGACTATTTTGAGGGAGCTGCTGCAAGATATGCAGTAGATGAGTCAAAAGGTGGATTAGATTCTATGATAGGCATAGCAGTTTCTGCACTTAGAAATAGAGGTTTATTAGACCCTCTTACTGGTAAAATGAGATCTTTAATTGATCCAGCAGTTGAGGGAGATATAAAAATTGCAGAAGGTAATTTAAAAAGAATAGATAAAGCGATTGGAAAAGAGCTTTCAAAATCATCAAATAGAGATCTTTCAAATTTAACTAAAGCAGAATTAATGAATAAATTCATGAGTGTTTTAGAAGGAGCACCTGGGTTTACTCCTAGTATATCGGCTGACAGAATAGGTATATCTCCAGAACTTCTCAAATTATTTAGAGATGCTAAAAAAACAATTGATGGTTTATCATCAAAAATATTAAAAACTGAGTCCTTCAAAAGATTGCCAGAGGTCGGAGAAGAAGGTGTAATGACTCAACAAAAATTTAAAGATATTGTTATGAATAATATAAATGCTGGAGGTTATCTGCAAAGAAGATATCAAGCGTTTAACAATAAAAATTATAACATCACAGGACAAGCAAGAAGAGTTTTAATAGACAAAATTAAAGGAAGAGTTAGGTTTGGAGAGGGTGATTCTCCAGTTGTAAACATAGAAGATGTTCAAAAACAACTAAGAGGAAAAGATGTCCCTACAACATTTAAACTTTCTGACGAGGATGTTCAAGCGTACAAAAATGGAACTTATAATCTTACAGAAAAACAAGCCGATCTTTATATACAGAAAAAACTAGAGAACGCAAAGAAGGCAGCAGGATTCGATAAAAGTCCTATGGTTACTCGATTTGTTGCAGAGAGAATAAATCCTGCGATTATCAATAAAACAAAAATTGACAATCAACTAGAAAGAGAAATACTTGGACAAATTAAAGATCCAAGAGAAGCTTACATTGCTACAGTATCTGAACTTTCTAAATTTATTGCTACTGACGCTTATTACAAAACATTTAGACAAGCAGTTAATAAAGCAATGAGAGAGGGCAACGAAGCCTATAAAGCAGCTAGAGCACAAAACAAGACGATAGATCGTCAAATAGCAGAGGCTCGTGCAAGAGGAATGTCTGAAAAAGAAATACAATCTACTTTTCAAAAGGTTGATGAAAAGAAACCAATGTTTTTAACTTTTGACGAGTATCTTGAAAGAAAAGTAGTTAGTGCTAGAAGAGCAAGACCAAACGATGTTATAGAAACAGTATCTGATTTAAAAGATGAAGAAATTGCTCAAGCTTTTAAAAATTTTAGAAAAGAAGTGAATGCACGAAATTTAGTTGTATTAGGATCAGAAAGAGTGGGTGGAGAGTTAAGTGGAGCTAGTGTTCAAAGTATAACTGGTAGTCCTTTTGGTGCAATGGCTGGGGTAGCTATGTCAAAACCATTGTTTAATTCTATAAGTGCCGCTGTTCCAAAACAAGGTGGTGTTGCAGATATAGCTAGAGCTTTTTATGCACCTTTCTTAAAATTAAAAGGTGTTTCTCAATACGCAAAAACAATTTTATCACCATACACACAAATAAGAAACGTGACATCTGCATCTATGTTTGCATTAGCAAATGGTAATGTGGGTAAAGGGTCTGATATATTTGAATCTGTAGCAATTGTTTTAAACGATATATTTGGAAGAAAAGATAGAGAGCTTAAAAAAGACGGTGTAATAAAATCAAATATAAAATTAGATGCAAACGATAGTTATGGTATTTCATTTTTAGCAGACCTACAAAAGAAAGGTGTGATTGGAAGTTCAGCTAACCTTCGTGAAATATACGCAAACATAAGACAAGGATTAGGCTACAAGGCTGACGATACAAGTGCCATTCTTAGAGGAGAAGAAGCTGGTGTAGAGGTTGGCAAACAAAAAGCTAAGAGTGTGTACGACATACCAATCATGGGTGGATTTTTAGAAAAAGCTGAAGGATTGTATCGTGGTGGTGACGATGTTTGGAAAATATATAACTATGTTTTTGAGAAAAATAAACTAAGACAAATTCAAAGAAAAATGATTAACAGAGAGATAACAAAAGATTTCTCTGTGTTAAAAGCTAACGATCCAGTTGCTTATAAAGAAAGTTCTATGGAAACTTTATCCCCTGTAATTATAGAGGGTAGAAGAAAAGCCAACATAAGATTAATAAGAGAGTTAGCAAGAGAAGATGATACGTTTAAGGGTAGTATAGATAAACGTATAAATGAGATAGGAAAAAATTTATCTCAAATGGATGCAAAACAGATAGCGAAGTTAGCAGACGAAGCTCTAGACACTAAAGCCGCAGACACAGTTAGAAACTTAGTTCCTAACTACGATCTTGTGCCAGATGTCATAAAATCATTAAGAGCGTTACCCCTTGGTAACTTTATTGCATTCCCCGCAGAAATAATGAGAACTGGTTTTAATATTATCAACACTGGTTTAAAAGAGATGTCTAGTAACGAAGCTGCAATTAGAGAAATGGGTGTCAAAAGATTAGGAGGAGCTTTGACAACTTTCAGTCTTTTAGGTAATCAAATACAACAGTTGGGAATGAACTTAACTGGAACCAGTGAAGAAGAATTAAATTCCGCAAGAAGAATGGCTGCACCTTATCAAAGAAACTCTCAATTTATTCCAGTCGGAAGAGATAAAAAAGGTAATTTGGAAGTTATAGATTTTAGCCACACTAATCCTTACGACATGTTAACACGACCATTAAGAGCAGCTTTAACTGCTATGGATACAAGTGGTAAATTAAGTGAGGACGCTACAAAAACTGTGACACGAGCTATGTGGGAAACATTCGGTGAGTTTTTTGAACCTTTCTTAGACGAGTCTATGATCTTTACTGCTTTCTCTGATGTTCTTCCAGAAGAAGTTCCTTTTATTGGTAGAAACGGAATAACAAGATCTGGTGCTAAAGTATACTCAACAGAAGATTCTACTATGAGAAAATTTGAAAAAGCTATGATTCATGTAATGAACGCCATGAATCCAGGTGTTCTTCCAGTAAGAGTGCCAGTAGGAGCTGAGCTTGGTATTACGAGTTACATAGAACGAGGCAAGCCAGAGGTTATCAAAGGTATAGAAGCTGGACGTTTTATCAGAGGTATGGGTATTGGAGAAAAGAAAGAGCCTACCACTGGAAGAGAATACACAATGCCTGGTGAACTTTTTAGAATGATGACTGGACTTGGAACAACAACTATAGACAGAGAAAGATTATTAGATTTTAGAGCACAAGAGTTTAAAGAAGCACGATCCAAGGCTGCTAGTATTTTTAATGCAGTAACAAGATTAGAAAGTCCAACTTCAGATCAAATTATAGAGGCATATCGAAGAGCAGATGATGCAAGACTTACTGCATTCAGAGAAATGCAGTTGAACATATCCGATTTGAGAAAGTTAGGATTACCAGACGATAAAATTAGAAGACTCCTTAAAAAAGCTGGTCTTGGTACATCAGAAAGAAGTTCGCTTCTAAGAGATGAATATATTCCTTACACTCCGAGTAAAAATAGGTTGAGAGATTTAAGGATAAAAGGAATAAATGTTCCAATAGATGAGATACAAAGATACAAAGATATAAGAAGAGGATTAAAATTATCTTCTAGAAGAAAAAGCACAGAGGATATTAAAACACCAATACCAATTGATGAATTAGAAAGATTTACAGAGCCTAATATATTTGCTACTAATCAACAACAAGGACAACCAGTGTCTCCTCCTAGTGGTCCAGTATCATTACCTGCAGGAGTGGGTATGATAATAAATCCAAATATATTTGACAAGAATGTCAATATTGGTGCAGACTTTTTAGGAGGCGATCCAGAAAGCGTCTTAAAAAATATGCAGATAAGGAATAGACAATGAGATTATCAAAGAACTTTAGTTTAGCTGAATTTACAAAATCACAAACAGCAGAAAGAAAAGGTATCGACAACACACCTGGAGATGACCACATAGAAAGTATGGAGCTACTATGTCAAGAGGTGTTAGAGCCTATACGTTATCATTTTGAAAAACCAATTATGATAAACTCTGGATATCGTAGTATTGCCTTGTGCGAAGCGATTGGCTCAAACGCCAATAGTCAACATGCAAAAGGAGAAGCGGCTGATATAGAAATACCAGGTGTTGATAATTTAGAACTCGCTAAACACATACAAGATAATTTAGATTTTGATCAATTAATTTTAGAATGCTATAATGGAGAACCAAGTTCTGGATGGGTTCATGTATCTTTTAAAGACATTGAAAACAGAAAAGATGTACTTACCTATGATAGAACAAATGGTTATAGAAAAGGATTGATAGCATGAAAGAAGGTCCGTTAAAAGACGCAATGAACAACGATCATGGTAATTTAATTATTAAACAAGAATTCAGTACAATAAAAATTGTAAACAATGTTCTCGTAAAAGAAGTTGTGACAAGAGATTACGACTTTCATGGAGACTACATAGACACCATGAGTTCACAACCCTTGATGCAAATGGATCAAATACTGCCTAAAGAAACGATGCACTAATGGCATCATTGATATGCAACCTACCTTCTGAAGATGTGTGGGTTAGAAAGGAGTATCTAAGGGATTTTGAAGATGGTCACGGAGAATTTGTTAAAGGCATCTGGATTACGGCTAAGTCTGTTCCTGGGAGAGCATTTTATTTTGAAACTTACCTTCCTGATTATGGTGCTCTTTATGACAAGCTACCTATTTCTGCATTCGTTTCTAACCCAACTATCCCCACGCCTGATATGGATCTTTACAATCTCCAGTTTTGGAATTGCATGGATTATGGCGTGGTCGCTATTCACAAGCAATTTATAGGTTCGATGGATTATGAAGTATACACTAGAGATCATGGGATATTAAAAGGTAGTTACATTGCTACTTTAGATAACTATCATGACGATATAAACAATGTTGATTATTCTACAAGTCATAAACCTGCAGAGCACAAGTCACACAATTTGTTAGAATTAGAAAATGGTCAGTATTGTTTATACCCTAATAACAGAATGAGGGTATATGATAATTCACTTACTCCAGACCAACCACTACAACCAGATTTTAAAGTTAGTACGATAGAATATCAAGTTGAGAATGGACAGAAGTTTAGACTTGGCGATACTGATGAATATTTTTGGAAAGCAAAAAACGAATGATTGAATTTCTTTTGGTTTTTATGATCGACACTGAGATCGTAAATCAAACACAAAGATTTAAAAATATAGATCGTTGTTTGTATTTTGCAGAAAGATTATCAAATCAACCAGTAATTCCTAAAGCAGAGGGGCCGCCTTCTAAAATCACTGCATATTGCAAACCAGTGCGAAAAAAGACAAGTCGAGGAAAAAAACAAGGCTTTTAAAGAGCCATACAGAGGCGAAACAGTACCCCTCTGGTATGATTACACCTAAAAAAACCTTTTCTTTTGTACGTTTCTGTAATCGCCACTATCCGACTTCACCCCAATTTTGACCCATTTCAGCGTCAACTTCAAAGGGAATTTTAAGATCGGGTATACAATTAGACATTATGTCTTTAATTATCTCCACCTCTTTATCGTTTGATATACTAAAACACAATTCGTCATGCACAGTTAACATTGGACACAATCCTTCTTTGTAACAATCGACCATAGCTTTCTTAGTTTGATCGGCACTCGAACCTTGAATCAATCTGTTTAAAGCTTTGTATGTAAAAGCTCTTCTAATTCTACCCTTGCCGCCATACTCATCTATTGCCTCTTTCATTGGTAAAGCTTTATTGTATTGATAAGATATAGGTTCATACATATTAAATCTACATTTACGGCCCAACCAAGTTCTAATTACTCCACTACTTGAAGCTCTTTGAGTGGCTTTGTCTGATATAGATTTTAAAAAAGGTACTTTATCGTTATATTGATTTAATAAAGTAGTCGCTTCATCTATAGACAAATCTAAAATATTAGCCAACTTATTTCTTCCCATGCCATACATTAAACCAAGATTAACTGTTTTAGCTTGTTTTCTAGAAATACCAGCTATGTCTGCAACGATCTGATGAAAATCTGCTTGACCATCCCGATACATATTTACCACTTCATCTATCTGTGGATGTCTATCTATACCTGTCAAGGTGGCACAATAATGAACTAGCCATCTTGGTTCTTGTGAAGCATAATCAAAAGAACCCCACTTGTGACTTTCCTCAGGGAGAAACAGTCCACGGATTAACTTTTTTATCTCAGGGTCTCTAGCAGGAATTTGTTGCAAATTGGGGTTACTTGAACTAAAACGACCAGTAACAGTTCCACCACCGTCAGAACGTAAAGGATGAAAATCACAATGTATACGACCATTATGAGAGTGCTCAAGAATTGTATCAACAAATGTAGTGTTTGCTTTATTTATTTCTCTAATTTTTATAATCTTCTTTGCAATTGGATGATGATGATTCGCAAGAAATTGTTTTGTAAAGGCGGGAGCCCCGGACTTCTCTGTGCGAGAATAAGAAAGTCCCATAGCATCAAAGACCTTTGCTACAGATGTGGCGACCCACGGTTCAAGAGACACTTTTGTTTCAGAGGCTATCTCATCAAGTAAAGATTTTTCTAATGCAGTAAGTTCTTTCTTGGTTTTTTCTGCTTTATCCAAATCAACACGAACACCTTTTGTTTTCATATCTAACAACACTGGAGTTAACTGTGTCTCCAATGAAAATATACCTGTACATTCTTCTGATTTAATTCTATCTTGAAGAACATTCCATAATTTTAAAGTTATACTAGCATCTTGTTCTGCATAAGCACCTACATAACGAGGTGGTAGTCTCCACATGCCAGACTTTGGATCCACACCAAACTCTTCTGCCGCACTCTTAAGCATTTTTTCATCTTTATATATTTTAAGATAATCACCTGCAATAGAATTTAAATTGTAATATCTTCTATTTTCATCCAACAGAGGAGCTGCTATCATTGTGTCCCTAATTTGTCCTTTAACTTCTACCCCCTCTGCTCGAAGCCAACCTAAATCATAAAGAGCATTGTGAAAGACAAATGTCTTTTTTGTGTCAGAACATAAATCTTTTAACCAAGTCATAATAGATCGTTTAGGCATATTACCCACAGTATGCGCTATTGGAAAATACCAAGAACTATCTCCTGCAGCTACTGCCACTCCTATAATGTTACCATCATTTCTACACCAACCTGGACCAAGTTTTAAAAGATTTTCATCTCTCGTTTCTAAGTCAATAGCTATTGTGTCATACTGTGATAAGTCTGGTATTGTCTGAGGGGGTGTCCAATCAGAATCGGCATTACCCCACGAAATATCTCTAATATCTTGCTCCAACAAGTGATATTGTTCATTTGTCATATCAAATCACTCCATTTCTCCAGCCTCTCTCTTTTTTTATTTCTTTGTTTTTCTATGTCTTCCCAAGATAATACGTCCCACTCCACTAACAAATCTATCATTGCATATACGTCTCCAGCTTCTTCCGTAAGTTTTTGATCTGAGTCAGAGTTCTCATACAGTTCTCCTCTTCGTAATGCTTTCGAACAAGCGTAGATTAATTCTGCACACTCTTCCATAGTGATCACGAGTAATTGTTGCCGTGCATCAAGTTTTTTCATGTCTCTTATGTATAGTTCATTTGTCATCTTTTTCTACCGTTTCTCCAAGTAATGCTGAATATCCTGGTATATCAATTATGCTATCTAAATGTTTAGGAGATTGCACTAGTCTTGCAATCTTCACTAATATTAAACATAAATAAACTTGCCACACCATGACTTTAAAACCAAATACAACAGACCACAAAGACGCTATATTTTTATGATTGTCATACGCATCACCATAATCTTTTGCTCTGTCGCCATTAATTAACTTCATGGCATTTTTTAAAACTTCATCTCTTTTCATATTTCAAACCCATAATAATTTTGTGATTCTATTAAATGTAATGTTTTTTTTGCACGAGTCATCCCTACATAGAAAACTCTATATTCAGGATCTTGATCCCAATACTCCGTGCAAGCTTTTGTGGAATCTAGTAGTAAGGCTACGTTATCCGCCTCTCCACCTTTGGCTTTGTGGATTGTCGAAACACGGATCCTCGGTGCTTCCGTCAGAATCTTCTCGCCTCTTCTTCGAACAGAAACTATGTATGCCGTCTCTTGTTCCGATACCTTCAACACCGATTGCCACGGTGTCTCTGAGTTCGATTTCAACCCGCAGTTGTCTACAAGATCTTGAAGAGTATAGGTTTGATCTGACTCTAAAGAAGCCATCACCTTTCTTCCAGATTTTGTTATCATATTTGGGTGAATTAATTTTGAAAAAGTTTTTAGATCTTCTGAAGTCAAATCTTGTTTCTTGCATAGTTTAAGCCATACCTCTATTCCATTTAAAACATTTGGGGAAATTGACCAACCAGTGCCTTCTCGCCAGAAAAGATGTCCATCTTCTTTGAGTCGGAGACAGACTTTGTTTACTATATAATTTGTTCTCGCAAGTATTAACCATTCGCCACTTGATAAGTCTACATCAAGTATATCACGATACCAAGAAACAAATCCTTTTTCTTTTTGGGGTTGCCATTTTTTACTTTCCCTTATTTTAACTTTTCTTATAAGCCTATCTGCCATTCCATGTATATCACTTGGTACACGATAAGATTTTTTAAGGACTAATTTATTTTGACTTGAGTTTAAAAAGTCCTCTACGTTTACGCCCATCCATCCATATATAGCTTGATCGTCATCTCCCGCATAAAAAATTTCTTTTGAGTTTGGAACTAAAACTTCTTTGACCATCTTCCATTGTAAAGGAACTAAATCTTGTGCCTCATCTATAATAAGAACATCAAACTTTGGACTTGTTCCCTCTTCAATAAACTTTTCAATCATATCAATAAAATCTAATTTATTTTTCATCTTTTTATATTTTGTGAAAGTATCTTCGATCAACAACAGTTGTTGTTTACTTACAGCAAAATCATCAACATTTTTTAATTCTTCTAACACTGGTATTTGTTTTACTCTAGCCATTTGAATGATAGACATATACTTATCTCCACCAGCACCGATAGAAAATAATGGTCCTTCTTCTATATTAAGTGTTTGTGCAGATCTAAAGTCTATACCCACAAGCCTTCCAAGTTCGTTAAAATCGGCTCCTTTAAAAACGTCATTTGTGCTTAAGCCAAGCCATTTAAAAGCCAAGCTATGTAATGTTCTAAAATATTCTAAACTTTTACTGTCTAATTCGAGATCAAGAAAAGCACGATCTCTTGCCTCAGTTGCAGCTTTTTTACTAAAAGAAAAGAAACCTATCTTATTTGGTTCTGTTCCTTTATGTATTTTTTCTTTAACTATGTTAATTAAAGTTGTTGTTTTGCCAGTACCAGGAGGTCCAAATATGGTTGTCTCGTTCATTTCATTTCCAACTTTCCGTGACATGCTTTACAAACACATACACATTTCTCTATCTCTTTCCTCACTAACTCTACATTTCTGTCTTGACTTATAATCTCAGATACTGCTTTCCATTTTGTAGTTGGATCAACATGATGCCATTGTAGATTTATGGCTTTCTCATTGTATCCACACTCATAACAACCTCTAGATAACTTTAATTGATTGTTATACTCTCTCATCCTTTTACTTTTCCTCGACCAACGACTTGTCAAAACGGTGCTTCCTCTTGTTGTAGCTCAATCGGTTTCATTTGAACTTCCCCGCCAAACTCTGGTATCCACCAAACTCTTATTGTTTTTGTTTTACCTTGTGATGTTTGAAATCTTTTAACAACAGAGCTATCTCCACTATTAATCTCTTTTATTCTTTCTTGAACTTGTGCTCTTGTGTAACTGTCAAACTTACGACTTCTCAAGAAATCCATTAAAGATTCCAATCTAAAATATGTTTTTGATTCTTCTACCTCTGTAAAAGGTTTACCCAACACAACTTCTTCAAAACTTTGTGCTTGCACTCTTCCCGTACAATATAATTCTAACAAAGACATGAACTGCCCTTTGTAAGTTAATTCCTCTGGTACAGCAATCTCATTGCAATTTTCAAGAAGACCATTGACTTGTATCTCCCACTCACCATCTTTCATCTTTGGCGGCATGAAGTTTAACTGTTCCATACATGCTCTTTGAAATAATCTTGGTGTCTGTAATTCTTCTGTTGTAAGTTCTAATCTTCGACCATCTATATCCAAAAACCAAAGACGAGGCTCTGATAAGATAACTGACAAGCCACTTATCGCAGGCATAGAGGTCATACCAATACCATGCTTCAAACCACGACAAATGCCTTGATTACAGTGAGAAGCCATAGGTTCTTCTTTACATGTATACTGATACTCTTTTTTTTCTAACGTCTGTTGTATGGTCACGATTTCGACAGCAGGAAGGGGTGGAGAAAAATGTTTTACATTTAACTCCTCTAACTGCGACTTCCAATCATTAGGTCGAGCTTTCTGTAAAAACACACCTAACTGAAAAGCAGTTTTATTTCTGCCACCCTCATGCACTCCGACACTTAATAAAGCACGAAGACATGGTACAAATCCTGGAAACAAGTTTGCTGGCCCACCAATAGGAATGTTCATAAAATCTTTTGGTGAGCAAGTTTGTTTCTTTATTTCCTCAACAAATTCCTCAAGCGTAGCCTCAATATACTCATCTTCCTTTTGAATGACCGCGTATCTGAGGGTTTTAGCATGATCAAAATAAGGAAGATTAATAAAATTACCCACATCCCCCCTTTCGACCAAAACTTGTTCTTGTTTTGGGAAAATCTCGCAACGACCATGACCCAATCCAGCAGCCATCTCCGCAGCTTTGTCACGAAAATCACTAGCATCCATCCACTCCTTAAAAAAGAAAAATATATGTGCGCCGCCACTTTTACTACGGCACACGATACATGGAACTTTCAGTTCATTTAGTTTGGAAACGAGACTATTATGGTCTAATGGATACTGATCTATGTCAAGTGCACCAAACTTACACTTGTTATTTTCGTTAATTGGTATGGCTCCAACACCTTTTTTACCGTCAAGATGTCCTTGTACTAATTCTAATGTTAATGGTTGTCTTACTATGAATGACTTAGCTTTTTGCTTGCCATTCATTCTTTGGTTGGAAACATCTGTTTGTCCGTGGGCTTGACTAAAACCCTCAAATGCTTTTAAAAATTCTTCTGCTATATTCACTCATCGCTCCAAAATAATAAGGGATCACACACTTGGAGGATACATGTGTGACCCCAACTTTAATTAAAACGGTGCTTCGTCACCTTTATCTGCCATTTCATCGGCAGAGGCTGCAGCCATTTTAACCTCACCCTTTCTCACACTTTGATACATGTTACGAGCCTCTAGCATCATATCTTGTATCTCTTCTGTGATTTCCGTAACACGATCAAGTTTATAGTTATACCATGTGCCTTGATCATTACTCTCGGAAACTGTTGTAAGTCTCCAAGCCGTACCATAAAGAGGCATAGGTTTACCTGATGGTAAACGAATACCGTTCTTCAAAGTATTCCATCTTCTTGATACTTTTAACTGTGTCTTCTTCATATCAAGAACAGCTGGAGCCATGTCACCATTTGCACCTTTTGCAATAACAAGATGTTGATGAGTTCTTACGAGTTCATTTCCACTTGGCAATGTTTCAATCGTACCCTCACGGGTAGTCAAGTTAATATCACCGTCAGTAGGACTAAGCTCTCGAATGAAACCACCACCCGTAGAACGTAGAGCAAACTCCAAGAACTTTTTTTCAAAATATGCTGGTACAACGATAACTCCCTCATCTGCTTTGTAAATCTCTTGATTCACAGTGTTGAATATATCACCTTGTTCGGCTCCCTTAATATACAAACTGTCTTGTTTATTAAGTTGTGGTGACAATGCTTGCAGAATCCTAATAAAAGGAATCTGCATATCTTCGGTTGTAAAATTCTCAAGACCTGCACCAGAGTCCTCTTCAAGTAACTTGTCGAGTTCTGATACAACAACCTCAGTCTTTTTCTTTGGTGCAATTGCTGTGTCCATTATTGACCTCCTTTGATTTTTGCACGATTACCTTGATAAACTCCAAATAGATCGAGATCAATTTCTTGACCATTATCAATTCTATTCTTCGCCCAAGTCTTCAGAGTCATTGGATGTATGTGAGTTTTTTGTATAGGATTTAGACCTTGCTTTGTAAGATCGTCAATCACGGCTCCCGCTACATTGTCTTGACCCATATTAAATCCGACAACAACTTCATTCTTAATTATGTCGCCCTCACCAATAGATCTAAGAAAACTAAAAGCTTCATCTTTTCTAGACTCTGGTATACGAGCAGACACAAACTTGTCTACGGATACTTTACTGCCATCTACCTGTAGACTCTCCACACCAAGTTCTTCCATCAATGAGGGAATATCTTCCTCATCAATGGTTCTCTTCTTTTGCTTTAAGTCTTTAAGATAGTCTTCGGTATCTTTTATTTGTTTTTCAACATCTATTGATAACCGAACTAGAGACGAAAGGTTCTTCGTCTTATCTTCGCTAATTTCAAATGATTGAGGATTAGCAGCCTCTTTTTCAAATAGTGAAAACACATCACTCATAGTTCTTCCTTTCTTCTTTAAAGTTTATGCCCTTCGGCTTTGTTAAAAGTGAGAGTAATGAGTGTCGTCAAATTACTCTCACTCGGAGGATTTTACGCTTGAACGATTAGCTTACTCTTTGAGCTTGCTTAGTGTCAACCGTTTTTTCATATTCTCTTTTTGTGAGAAATGAAATCGTTCCGCCAACAGATCTATCATTTCTATCGGCTAATTCTTTTAATTTAGTCCAAACACTTATTGGAACTGCAACTGATTTCCACTTACTTGGATCCATTATCTTCCCTTTCTGTTAACATTAAAGGTGAAGAGGACACAGGAGAAACCTGGAAAAGAAAACCATGCAACCCCACATGGGAAATAAAACCAGGAACATACCCTCTCCACTTTTAATGTCAGGGTGATCACATCACGCAAACCACCCTGCCACTTGTTATCATCTTTACAAGATATAAATGAGTCTATCATAGATAGTATTGTTAAATTTATATCTAATAAAACACCTATCACAACTATACCCACTCTGTCAAATAAAAACTTATATATTTTTTACAACTTCTGCATTTACTTTTAACTCTCCTACATTCTTACGTTTTCTTTTAAGAAGATTAAAAGTGTGTTTTTGACTTTCGTACAAAGACGATTGCCAACTTTGTTTCATATATTCTTCTCTCATAAAATCATTTATATGAATTTTCTTTGTTACTTTATCTTGAAATTTTTCAACATTAAAAAATAGAACTGCTTTTTGCCTCACGGCACACAGAGCCAAGATATCACAATCTTCTTTTGTGTAAGATCTTTTGTCTCCACCTTTTGATGTCGAAAAGCTATATAAATTTTTATCTGAAATAAATGTTGCCGTCTTCACTTCTATCCTTTGTGCAACCAATAAATTACTATCTATTGATTTAGTTGCCACAATATCTGTTCCATCTTGTTTTACAAGATCGCACTCAACACCCATCATGTTCAAACTAAAAAGCGTGAATGCTTCTCCTGCCGACCCAATTAGTTTTTCACCTCTGATATTTTTATTTATTTTTATTGCTTTTCTTCTTAAACTTTCAGCCATTCCAATACCCTTTCTCCTAAAGTTATGTTAGCTAATTTATTTTTTGATAGTAATGTTTTTACAATATGCACATCTACTGTCTTTGGACACATTAAATCAACATACAAAACTGGTTTGTGTTGACCTACTCTATGTGCTCTATCTTCTGATTGTTTACGAGACTCCAAATTAAAATCATTGGAGTAATAAATAACATTTGCAGCGGCATGAAGTGTAATACCCATGCCACCTGTTTGTGGATTAGATATGAAAAATTTCACATTACTTTTCAAATTTTGAAATTTTTCAATTGCTTCTTGTCTATCTTTCATAGACGTATCGCCAAAGTAATTCACTACTGTATCTGATCCGTAAGTCTGTTTTAACTTTTCTGTTATCTTAATAATGTCATGTCTGAACCTTGACCATATAATAACTTTACCTTCCATCTCTTCGATTGTTTCCATCAAAACATTCATACGATTGTTCGGAACTTCTTGTATCTCTCCATTGTCTGTAACAAGATACCCACATAATAATTGTTGTAATCTTAGTAAACGAGTCATGACCTCTGGAGCAGAAACCATTTCTCCAGAGTTCAAAAGAGCAACTGATGTTTCTTTCAAACTATCATAATGTCTTGATTGTTCGAGTGTCATATCTACTTGTCTTGTTGTATAAATTTTCGGAGGTAGATCCAAAGCCTCTTCTTTGGTTGTACGATAGGTACACCAATCCATCTTGTCTTTCATCTCTTCTAGATTTCTATAACCTACGACTTGATTAAACGAGTGTGCACCCATCTTGACACTTTTAATCACGGCATAGCGTCCTTGAAAAGACCAATAAGAGTTATGACCCAAGATCTTCGAATCAAGAAACAAGAACTGTGAATATAAGTCAAGAGGCGATTTTGTTATTGGCGCACCTGTTAATATTCTTTTATACTTCGCAACCTCACCAAATTGTATAAGAGCCTTTGTTCTTTTTGCTTTGTGATTTTTTATTGTGGTTGATTCGTCAACGGCTAATAAAACATTACTTCTATGTACGACCTTTTCTAAATATTGTAACACTTTCTTTGTCGCAAAAGCCTCGACATTGACGAGAATGATTCTAAGTCTTTGTCTGTCGGTCACCGATTCACGGAGCTTTTCTGTGTCTTTCTTGCCTAAGTTTGATTTCCAAACATATACTTCATGTCGAATACTATTGTGCATGTGAATAGGTATTTCACTATTCTTCCAATTCATGTACACACCTTTTGGTGCTACGATTATAGCACAATCAATTTTACCTTTTTCATATAACCAAGCTATGTTATCAATCAATACTTTTGATTTGCCACACCCCATCTCCATAAAATAAGCAAAGTTCTTTTGCTTGTAACTTTTTTCTAGTGCTTCTTTTTGATGTTGGTATGGTTTTGTTTTATATTTAAAATTCAAAATTTCGGCTCCCAAAGTATTCCTTTTTTAATTAAGTTCTTATAATAGTTTGCTTGATCTCTACAAAACTTTGCATTGAGATAATCACTTTCCCATTCGTAGTCGTATTGTTTTTGTCGCCAATACTGTTCTTCTTTTATAACGTCTTCGAGTCTTTTATCTTTTTCGTTACTCATCTATCAACCTGCAGCGATAAACTTCTGTAAACTATTTTGATGTTGTAGTATTTCGCAACACGAATGCCTTTTCTCATGCCCTCAGTAACACCATGATCCTGGTAAACTGCCATAAGGTTCGCATGTCTATACCACTTGAATGCTCTTTTCATTCCCATTGTTCTTTGTTTGATGTCTGATTCATCAAGAACTTGAGTATAAAGTAAGTGAGATGCAAAGGGTGACTCTCCACGCATCAACGAATCATGAAGACATAATCTTGCATATGTTGCATTTTGTTGTTGTCCGAATTTTATACCACCTCGGAATGGTGATTCTATAATTACTAACATGTACCTTCCCTTTTTTTAAATTTAAATCACATTTTTTCCTATATGTCAAACAAAAAAATTATTCGTAAGTATCTTCGGCCCAAGCTAAACTTGAACTTGACGATGAATTAACTGTATATTTATTTTTCCACACGCTTTTATTCTCTTTCAATGCCCTTGGGTCATCTTCAAATTTTTCATCACACAATTCTAATGATTCTTCTTCAGTTAAAAAAGGTCCCCAATAACCTACATGAGAATCAATAGTATTTCTTTCCTCTCGTTTCCAGTTCTCAAGCTTCGCTATCTTCTGGATCATCTCCACTGGTGTCCCAATCTGGAGTGAAATAGAATGTGAGTCCCTCCCCACTTTCCACATCTGTCTCGCTACTGCTATCGCTAGATGGGGGTGATTTGGGAAACTCAATGATGTTATCTCTAACTTTATTGTGTATGTTTTTTTTGTCACTCTTCTTCATCTATCTCTCCCTCTTCCATTAATACCATGCCTTGCATTAGTCCCATCTTAGCCATTTCTAAATAATAAAGGACTTCGGCAGGGTCTTGGAAAGTTGTCATTAATTGAACTTGACCCTGATCAGTTATGCCTGCAATAACTGCTTTGTCCAATTTTACTTTTGCCATATCGCAGACTCTTTCTAATGGCAATTGTGTTCTCTTTAATTTATACGGAAATTTTAAAACATTGTCATTCATTTTTGTGGAGACCCTTGGCAGCAGTCCTCAACAACTGTTTTGCATATTACACATTGTAAATGTCCATGAACTTCTATTGTTTGCAAAGCCGTCTTGCATCTCGGACATAATTTACCTGGACAATGGCTCTTAGGTTCTTCGTTCATTCTCTGTCTCCTTTTTATAACATTTCATTTCCATTGAGTGTGGCACTGGTAAAGTGCTTCGTATTCCAACTGCCATTTCAAATATTCTGTTTTGACAATCTTCGAGCTTCTCATACCCATAAGGCTCAATCGTGTCGTAGACTTCCACACACTTTGGATTAGCATACATAGAACAAACTAATATTACAGCAACAAACATTCAACCCTTTACAATTCTTTTCCAACATGAAAGTAGTTCTTGTGCATAAATATCACCACCCTCTTTCTTTTCGAGATCCTCAACTGTGTCCATGACTATTCGTTCAATTCGACCAACAGCCTCGCTCCACGAAACATGGGCTCTTCTATCTATGTCTTCATTTTTTAATATAGTAGGATTCATAGAAACTCCTTTTCTTAAATTATCCCATTGAACTGCATTTCTGTCAAACATATAGTGTTTCTGTCATAATTTTTTGTGTGTAAACTTTTTTTAAAAAATAGGTGTAACACTGTAACACTGTAACAAAACGTCTGTAACCCTTACTGACACTAGAGTTTGTTGTTACACTTCTGTTACACTTGTTACACTTTATTAGGGGTCTAAGTGAGACCGCGAACATTTTTTTGCCTTTTGAATTGAAAAAATATGGTAGAAACACTATTATGGGAGTATGCCAAAAGAGAAATTTCTTACTAATCGTCAAAAAGAATTTGCAAAATTTATTGTAGAGGGCACTTATTCTAATGCTGAATGTGCTCGAAAAGCGGGTTATTCTGAGGGTCAAGCTGGTAAGACTGCGAGTCTTTTGCTTAATGGGAAAGATTTTCCGTTGGTCGTAGCTCATGTAAAAGAACTTCGTGAAGCTAGAGAAAAGAAGTATGGAGTTACTTTGCTCGGTCAACTGAAGAGGTTTGCAGACCTTTCCAGAGGAGCAGAAGATTCTGGACAGTTCTCTGCAGCCGTTAATGCAGAGAAGATAAGATCTGCACTTGGTGGTCTTGCGATTGATAAAAGAGAAACAAATGTTGTGCATCAATTAGATAAACTTTCTAGAGAAGAAATTATTTCCAGGCTATCTGAAATCAGAAAAGCCTATCCGTCTGCGTTCATTGAGGGTGATTATGAAGTAGTCGGAGAGGACAAGGGGAGGAAAACCCTCTCCGACAAGGGCATTGAGTAGCAATTCCCGTAATTGCCTCGTGCAATTAAGAAATACCACACATATTTTTCTGAAGTCAAGACTTTCCATGCAAATCTTCTTCAAATAGCTTAATATTGTCTGCGACTTCCATGCAAAGGTCTATGCCGTCAAGCACACCTTGATACCTTTCATCACTTATTTTTCCAAATTTTCTGCAATGAGCAACATATAAAATCCGAAGTCTTTCTAACTTCTGTATGTTGCTCAGTATACTTCCAATCGGTCTACCTTTTTTTCTACTCATTTATTGTTTCTTTTTTATTTAGGTCTACCATCTTTCCACTTGGTAATAGTTTGGTTAGAAAGACATCATCATAACCATCATCAACCCAATACTCAAAGTCTTTTTTTGCGTCTGCAATCTTTTTATAGTAGTCGTCATTACCACCGACCCAAACTATGTATCTCCAACCATTTTTATAATCTTGATCTATCATGTGTTCTCCTTTTCAAAAAATATTCCTAAGATGTCTTCAACATCATCAACAATCGTACAGAACTCATCTTCATATTCTTCAAAACGATTTCCGTCATCATCAAATCTATCACTATACTCAGTACTGCCATGATGTTCTACATAAGATGCAAGTTCTGAGTAAAGTTGCACCCATATTGGTGTTGGTATTTTTATTTTCATTCAAATTCTCCTCTTAATGCTAAACCTAAGAATGTAGCGTTTTGGGGACATATTGCATTCCCCAAAGCTATTAGTCGTTGCTTTCTATCTTTGTCCAATTCTGTGGATACCCCATTAGGAACTCCGTGAAGTTGACGTTCAACTTCCCACCATGATAATTGTTCTTCAAGACTTCTCTCGGTAACGATTTGTCTCTGCTCTCTTTCCATGTTGGATTGTATGATGCGTCTTTCCAATCTCTCGCTAGTGGTGTTGGATAGTTCCAAGTCTTCATTCTTGGTGGTCTCAATGTTACTCCGTCCATCAT